GTTCCGTAGTCAACATGGGTCACAACAAACCTAATAATTTCTCGGTCAAGCATAGAATTTGAAAGTGAAAGCACTTGGGCGTCCGTGATATTGCGAGCAACAGCCTCAACCGGCATTGCATGGTAGTGCAGCCCATCGTTGCCGTTTTGAGCTATAGCCTGCATGCGCGGGCTGTCGTCGTCGATGGCGGCGGCTGGCTCGACTACTTTGCAAGCTGGATCTGGCGCTACATCAACCAAGGCTACGTGATTGGCGTTGATTGTGTTCTGCTGGCCAAAGTCGTCTGGAATTCCAGCAGGCAGTCGATCCTCAACCAGCTTTGCGTAACCCTGAATGTCGTGCCAGTTGTCGGCGTAGTTCGGGTCGCCGGACAGGATGCGTGCGATCTTGTCGGCGATTACGGTAAGTGCCTGGCGCTTCACATCATCAAGCCGAGCCCAGCCAGGCCCGATCCGCATGTCATCCTGAATTGCCTGTGCAATCTTCGCGTGATCAGTGAAATCGCCGTAACGCGCGCCGCGCTCGGCCAGTGTGCCTTCTACGCTCATACTGCTTGCTCCATCTGATCCGCCAACAACTTCAACTTAGCCGCCTCCTCATCCTCACGCCGAGCCCGGTCAATATCCCGCTGAATTCCAGCCGGAATGCCGTATCTATTGCGCTTGAGCTTGGTCTCAGGATCGATACGCGACGAGCGCTTAGGCCGTGGCGCGATACGCTCAAAGCCTGGCACTACTGTCGGCTTGACCTTCGATGCAGCTAGAGCAGCCGCCAATTGCTCGGCGACCTCCTGGCGACTGGTTGGCGTGCGGCTGCACTTGGCAAAGCTCGGCGTGATCACTTCGCGATTGAATTGGTAGTCCATGGCATTATTCCTCATCTGCAAACGGATCATCAGAAGCGCCAGCCGGGGCTGCCTGTTGCTGGTGTGCAGGCACTGTCTCGCGCTCGACTGGTGCCAGTGGGTTAAAGCCGCCGCTGGACAGGTCAATATCGCCGTCATCACCCTGGCCACGCTCTGCCGCCTGCCGGTCGAACTCTTCGGCACTGCTGCGGGCCATGTCGATAAACTGCTGGCCAAGCGCTTTCTTGATCTTGGCTGGCAGAGTTTCCCATTGTGCGTTTACCGCGGCTAAACCGTCACCAGTAATGCTCAGGATTGTATTGCGGGCGCGCTCGACTTCGGGGTCGAGTTGTTTGGCGCCGTCTACCCAGCGACGGATATTAAGGCCGTCTTTCGGGGTCAAATAGCCTTCGCCGCGACCGAGAATGGCTTGCAGGTCGGCCGGGCATTTCAGCACGTCTTGACGCAAGCCCTGGTCGTGCATCATGAGACTGGCGGTCAGCTCAAACGGAACGTTTTTCTCGCAGATCGGTTGCAGGCCAAGGCTTTGCGGTGCCTTCGGGTCTTTGAAGCTGGTTTTCTCCCGGGCGCGCAGGCACAGGATAATGTGCATATCGCAGGTCAGTAGCGTATTCATGAAGCGCTTGTGCTCGCGCTTGGCCTTTTTCCAGTTGGCCACCTTGCCGCCATCGTCTGCAATATCCTCACAACCTCCTTCGCCCTCCCATTCATGGCTGCCCGAGTCGATTACCAGCACCTCGACGCCGGCCTGCTGGAACTCTTTGATGGCCTGACTGTAGCGCGCTGGCGAGAACGGCGCGTAAAGGTCGGCGATCAAGAACGGCTGCACCTGGCCTTCCTTGTTCTTGAGCGAATCGGCATACAGGCTGCCGCGACGGTTTTCAGTGTCCAGCAAGCCAATCTTTTTTCCGTCGCCATTGGCCAGGCCGTAGGCCAGTTGAAGCGCTGAAAAGGTCTTGCCGCTGCCGCTGGTGCCGATCAGGCCTATTACCAGTCGCGCACCTTCGCGCACCGCTGGGCGGATGTTGAGGATTCCCATGGTATTGCTCCTGTCTTTTCAATTATTCAGCGGAATCGGTCGGCAAGCCAATCGCGGCGTTCAGCGACTCGACATTGACTGATGGCAGATTCTTGGCTGCAACGGCTCGCGAAGGGATCAGTTCTTTTGCCTCTGGCCACACGGTCAGCAGCTTATTGATGGTGGTTACTGAATCGACTACAGCGCGAACCTCGTCGCGAAGGTTGCTTTTCTTTTTTGACAGCTCTCGCTGGCGAGCCTCCAGTTTTTCAAACTGGATGGTAAGCGGGTGGTCTGCGGCAAGCATAAGGCCGCTTTTTGCCGGTCTACGATTATCCCACTCATTTAATAGGGTACGCATTCCGCCAAGCGATACGACAATTGATCCCTCAAGCGGCCCAGCGCGCAGATCACTTTGCAGATGCTCAGGTAGAGACTTCACAATACCTGCAATTTTCTTGTTGGCTGCATCAAGTTTTGCGACTACATCACTTCCTCCGATTGACTCATCAGCTACGGCGCACGCCCACTCTTTGCGCTCTTTGCGATACTCGGCAAATGCCTTGTTTATACCCGCTTTTTCGACAGCGTTATCGACAATGGCGTCGCGAATCCAGCCGGTTAATTTGCTCATGTTTTGCTCCTGTCATTCCAAAATTAATGGCTAGCCGCCATGCGCGCACTATACCAAGCGTGCACTATGGCGGAAAGGGTTATTTTTGCATGGCGGCGTCGATGGCTTCATCCATCTTTTTCTCGCAGACCATGTGCTCATTGAAAATATGGCCTTTATCCTCTCGACTCGACAGGAAGGCTGGCGACGTGTTTTCGCTGCGCAGGAAACGATACCGCTCCGCATCCCGCTTCAATTCTGCGCGCTCGGCGAGCAGGGTCAGAACCTCGCCAGTCTCGATCATGAAGCCTTGCGGATGCTCTTTGCATGCCGCCTCAAGCTCTGCCACCAACTCATCCGTAATCGACACTACTGGTGGCGCGGTCATACAATCCCATCCCGCTTCAAAGTCCACTCAGGAACAATCAAATCCTCAGTACCGCCCAAGCCTGGCCACTGATCAGCGTCACGGCACTTGCGGTAAATCTTGATGGCGTCGACCAGTTGCTTGCGGCCCAGCTTCCAGGCCGATGGCTGGTCATCCTCGCCACGCGATTTGTCAAAGATCACGAACTGCTTGCACAGATACGGCGAATCCTTTTCCTGCGCCAGAATCGCGTACCCAGCCGGATACTCACCATACAGCGCCTTGAACAGCTCGCACTCCATCACGGCACGCATCGGATAGCCGTAGTCCGTCGCGTTGCGGCCAAACTTTTCCGGCTCAGCATTCAGCGTGGACTTGTAGTTGACGATCCAGGCACCGGACGTGATCAGGTCAGGGCGACACTTGAATTCGTCGCCGATAATGGACAGCTCAGAGTGCCCGCCTTCCAGCATCTTGGCTCGCGCAGGATCAGCCAGCACGGCGTGACGCATGGCGGTGATTTTGTCGAAGTCCTTCACCGGGATGAATTCAACCGACTCGCCGAACTTGGCGCGGTACGCCTGTCGCTCGACTTCTTCGATGTGGACTGGCTCGCCGGTTTCCAGAATGCGCGCCGTCAACTCAGCTTTCGAGCCGCTCACTTTCAAGCCGCGCTCTTTCAGCCAGGCCGACATGTCGGTGGCGGTGACCAGAATGCGCTCGTAATCAGCCGAATCAAAATCCCGCGTATAGTCACTATCGAAGCGCTCAGGCTCCAGGATCATGGCGTGCGACCAAATGCCGAAGTCCAGCGCCTTGCGCGCCGGTATCTCGCCGAACTTGGCCTTTGCTGGCGAGTGGGTCAGCAGGCGGTGCAGGAAGCTGCCAGAGACTTGCGGCATGGATTGGTATTGTTCGTTGGTCAGCTGAGAGGGGGTGAATAGGGTTGTTGTCATTCAGATTGCTCCTGTCAATAAGGAATGAGGTCTTAGTCGGATTTTTCGACATGCTGGTCATGCCCAATGGCCCGCAGCTTGCTGATGCGCTCAAGCAGGAGGTTGATTCGATGCTCAGCTTGGCCGCGCTCGACAGCCACCTGGCGCTCCAGCTCGTCAATCTGAGCTTGGCGCGTATCAATTTCCGGCCAGTCAATTTCAACATCTTGCTGCCCGAGCCAGATGCGGTCTTTCATGAATTCGCCGCCACGAAAATCCGCCTCGCAGATAAAGCGGTGGCCTGGGTTGTATGCCGCAGTGCTTTCGTACAGATGCAGCGTGATTACTTGCTTAGCCATTCCAAATTGCTCCTGTCATTTGCCAAATCGGCAGGCAAAGTATTATCCCAAATAATCACTATGTCAAACGCTTTCCCTTGATAAATTCAAGGAAATCGGCGTAGGCCAGTTTGAAACTCTCAAACCCGTAGCAGACCGCGCAGAAGTGGCCCCGATCAGCCGCAGCCTGAAGGAATTCACGCTGGGCAACAGACAGCCTCGATTTGCTGCTGTCCAGTCGCTTCATCTCGAAAAAGCCAGTGATCGGGCCGTTTGCGTCGATTATGTCCGGCACGCCAGGACGCACGCCTTCCTTCCGGCGCATGGCCATATGCTGCGGGCTGGCTTTCGTTTCCCCCGGGCAGTGGAAAATCAGCGGCCAGCGCTCGGGGTGGTTATGCTCCAGCCAGCCCATGGCGTCGATTTGCTCGCAACGCTCTGAGCGGCATGGGCCTCGGTAGTTGGGGTTGTAGGTGTGGATCATTGGCGGGCGCGCCCGGCCGCCCTGTCGTCTTCACCACCCTTAACCACCCATTCCCAGCAGGGCCGACTGCCGCTGACGATATAAGCCCCCGCGTGCGGCATGCCCGGCGGAACTCGACGCTGCTGGCGGATCATAGTCACACCCTTGACCACCTTTTCATCACCGGCAGCCGGCTTCTTGCGGTCGCTTGCATGGCTGATATGTATTCTCACAACACCACCTCCCCACTCTCAGCATTTGCCCACTTGCGCCTTCCGATATTCCATTTGGATTTTGCATTCTCCCGCGCACAAATCTCCACCGGCACCGGGATCAACTCCAGATTCTGCATAATCGTTTCCGCCTTCATTGCGCCTAGCCGGAATTTTTCCTTGTCCGGTATCGGCAGGGTTTTGACAAAGCCTTTCCAGATTCGGGTATTCAGCGCTTTCTGCTGGCCAGCCTGGGGATAGTAAATCTCCACCGGGTTGCGACCATCTGCCAGCTCATAGCGAATCATGAGCTTGCCGCCTCGGCCTGATTCGATTTTCATGGCGCGGACGGGGATCGACTCGGCGTCGGTGTAGTGCTTGCGTTCAAGATTGGCGTTAGGGTCGATCAGCATGCGTCGGCACGCCTGGTTGCGGCACTCCCGCGCCACCTGGTCGTTTTTCGTGTTGCAGCTCGGGCACATGCGGAACGACCAAAAATGGTCACAGCGCTGGCCGCTATGGTCGCGACCAATGCAGCGGCGGGCATGCGGGCTATTCATGGTTGCGCAAACCGGGCATTCGATCAGCTCGAGGTGTTCTTTTTTGGCTTTTTCGAGGTCGGCTTGTTCAAGTACCGGGTTTTCGTACAGGTGGCCAAGCGTCTGCATCACGTTGGCATAATCAAGCACCAGAGCATCGGGCTTCGCACTGGCCGCAATCAACGCTAGCCGCTCGTCAGCGGTCAGTGCGTCGCGCCCCAGCATTGGCACTTCGTCGTCAGCGATCAGCAGGCGCAGCACCCGGCCAATGGCTTGGATCAGCAGTACCAGCGAGCCGATAGGACGCATGAAAACCAGCGTATCCCACCAGGGCACGTTAATTCCCGTGGTCAGCACAGCGACGTTTACCGTGTACTTGACGGCGCCGGTCTTCGCATCGGCCAGAATCTGACGACGCTCCTTGGTCGTGGTCTTATCAGTGATCACGCCAATCTGATCGGCTGGCACTTCCAGCAGTTTCAGTGCTGCAGCAATCATCCTGGCATGCCGCTGAGTGGCCGCAAAGATCAGTACGCCCTTACGGCTGCGCGCTTTTTCAATCACGTCCTGGCAGATGGCAAGGCAGGTCTCGCGGTCGCTGGTTGCGGCGTCAAGCTCAGCCTCGGAGTAATCCCAGCCGTCCGGCTCAAGGTGGCTAAAGTCATATTCCTTGTCATGCTCGTCAGGCCAGCCAAACACTGGCGGCACTACCCAGCCCTGCTCGATCATGAACTCAGTGCTGATCAGGCCATTGCCTACGGCGTCAGCAGGGTAGTCGGCATCACCCAGCTCCATACTGGCAAACTGGCGCCACAAGTGATCAGGCGAGCTGCCAACAATCGACTGAATACTGCGGAACGGAGAACCGGTGAACCCGGCCAGGCGCATGTGCGGCTTGCAGGCGTAAAAGTGTTTCAGCACGGCCATGTACTGGCTGTCAGGCTGCTCAAAGGGCGTCTGGTGGCATTCGTCAACCAGGCACAAGTCAGGGTGAAACTTACCCAGCTTTGCGCGCTGATCCGCAGGTAGCGACAGCTCTTCGGGCGTGTACGGCGAAAACCGATATTGCTCCAGCGCCCTGGCCATTGTGCCCTCAGTACAGTAGACAACCGAATAATGGGTGGACTTGCGCCCGCCACAGCTGGCCGAGTAGACCGAGTTTTGCAGCCCGATAGACCAGGCCGCATCGCTGTTCTGTTCGCACAGCTCACCCTGTCGCTGGATTACCAGAACATAGACCGTGACCGGCGTAGCGCGACCAAGGGCGGCGTCCTTCACAGCCTTGGCCAGCTCGCAAATCATGATGCTTTTGCCTGACGATACCGAAGCGTTGACGACTATCGGCGGGTGAATATCCAGCTCGCCCCATTTCACTGTTTCGCGGGTCTTGAAGTGCTTGGCGCAGGCGGCTACGGCGGGTTTTTGGAATTTAAGAAGTGGCATTATGCGCCCCCTCTTCTGCTGCGGGAGCCTCAAGCCCCTTAATTGCCCACTCTTCGCGACGGCGGCGCATTAGGTCGCAATACTTCTGGTAAGCCGTGCTTTTGGTCGGGCTGAAGCCAAGCCCCTTGCACCAGTAGTCATTTTTCAGAAAGGTCTTAACAATCTTGCGCCAGGTCGGAACCTTGCCATTTGCCTCAAGTCGAGACTCTGCCATGTCTGGAATACCATCCTCATAGCCGCGCTTAGACCACCACTTGAGGTAGATGGCCAACTTGTTCTTGTAATGCTCGGACGTGCGCTTGGGCATGGTGGCCAGCAAGTGCATGGCGAAACTTTCGTATGTGTGGCCATCTGGCAGTGCAATATGATGATTACCCAGCACAGCGCCTCTCTCTTGGCTGTAGATGCGCCCAGTATTTGCGCCAGCGCAACGAAGAACAACTTTCGCCCACATGGCCGGATCTACAGCCTGATAAAGCCAAAGACCCTTGCGCGCCTCGTCGCCGAATGGCTCGCAAATACGCATCTGACTGATCTTTACGCCAGCCTGGTGCATGCGGTCGTACAGGCGATTGTAAGGCTTGCCGAACTTGCCCAGGTAGCGCCAGATGTCGGCAGTCTGCCAATCGTAAATCGGGTAAATGTTCCAGGCATCGCCAGCAACATTCGTTGTCCACTGCTTTCCGTCAAAGGTCGGCTTGTCACTGCGAGCGATGGCGCGGAAACGGTTCAGGCTTTCGTCGGAGCGGATACCCACAAAACAGGCGCACGACTTGCCCTGGCCGTACCACTGGGCGAAAGCTGGCACGAATTCCTCAAACGACATGGACGGATAGTAGAAGTCAGCGAAAACAGCAGGGTCGGTGATGCTCATAGGGTGCGGCTGGCGAACCCAAAGGTCTTTCTTTTCTGGATCCCAGGCCGTCCACTCTGGCTCAATTTGGCTGCAAGCATTCCACGTCTTAATCGGCAGTGCCACCCAGTACGGCTCGATCCAGTCTGCGTAGTCGCGATACATGCGCTCGGCAAATTCAATGGTAAGGCCGATCTGGCATTCCCAATCGATAAACAGCACGCCTATTTTGCGCTGGCGCTTAATGGCTTCATCCATGATCAAGTGCAGCATCACGGTCGAATCCTTGCCCGCGCTGAACGAGCAATACACGCGCTCGAAATTGTCGAAGGTGTAGGCGATTCGTTCTTTCGCGGCTGTCAGCACGTCAATCCCTAATCCACGCTTAGGCATAGTTGTTACTCCAATGCTCAATTGCTCTGTCGGCAGCCAAGTTGGCCAGGTCTTGCTGTTCTTGAGTAAGCGTCCGCCAAGCCAGCCGAGTTAAATCCTCCGGCGCACCATGGTTGAGCGCGCATGCGGCGTGACCGATCCAGGCTTGGTGATTGATAACTGAGGCAGTCAGATTGGCTTCGCAACTGAAAAGCCATTCACGCACAACGCGCAGGCATGCCAGCTCAAAGGCTGCATGGTCAATCATCAGTGCAGCGGACGCAGCGATTGCTGCATCCTTGTCTTCTGCCTGGCGCCACATCTGGCTTGAGAATTCCTCGCACTTTAGGTAGTGGTGATAGACGCGCTTAAACTTGCGTTTCATTTATCGCCTCCACCTCTGAAAACTGCTCAGCCTCCCACGCCTCCGAGAATTCCTCATCAGCAAACAGCGCGCCCAAGCCTGTAATCTGCTGAAGGCGCAGAACCTCATCGGGCTCCATGCCAAGTTCTTTCGATATGCGCTCATCGCTCCAGAATCGACGCTTAAGCTCGACCACAATTTCAGACATCGACTCGACCTTATGAGCTCCGCGCGCCCTGTTGTGACGGATTGTCGCCGCCATTCGGTCGTTTCGATCTTGCTGGCGAGGATTGATCGTTACGATTGGCAGGTAGCCGTGAATCATCGCGGAAACCTCCTGGCTTTCCTTGCCGACCCGATGGCGGTGGAATCCATCGACAACTTCGTGACCTTCGTTTGGCCAAGTCACAATCGGCTGCGTGTAGCCGTCGCTAGCAATGGAATGCTCGAGAAGTTTCATTTCTGGAGGCGCTACGCTGTTCGGGTTGTAGTCGTTGGCATGCACTGAATCAGCAGGAACCCAGCGTACGAAGTCAACCGGCTGACCAGCGAATGGGCTGTACGCACTCAGTGACTCGCGGATTGCGTTGATGGTTTCGATGCGCTCAGCAAGCGGCATGGAGTCCAAGCCAGCGAACAGCTCAGAGCAGCCCAAGATAATGTCGTTATTCATTCCTGACCCCCTATCAGATCCATTTGTTTGTCAGCATCCAGCGGCTTGTTAGCCTGACGCATTTCACGGACGGCGCTGATCAGGTCGTTTAGCAGTTCGGCATCAACCTGCACGCACTGGCCGCGACCGGCTGGATCAGCGGAAATCGCTTCGATACTGGCCAGCAGATCAGCGTTACGCTCGCAATGCGTGACCAGTACGGACGCACAAGAAACCACAAAATCAACCTTCGGCCGCGAAGGCGCAGAAGCCTTCTTCACCGGCGCAACCTTGGCCGTTACCTTATCCTTGCCCGCATCCTTGGCGGCTTCTTTCCGTCGCTCAAGCTCAGCAGCAGAATCTTGGCCGTGACCACGCACCAACTTGACGGCTTCGGTTGCGCTGATCTGGCCAGACTCAACGGCAGCGGTCACTTCGGCCTGAGCGCCGGCCAGCAAAAGCATCTGATCCACATGCGCCGGACTGCGGCCAACCTCGCCGGCAATCTCAAGCCGGCTCATGCCGTGCTCATCACGCAAAGCCAGGTAAGCGCGACCCAGCTCGATAGGCTTGAGCTTCAGCTGGCTGTTACTGCTGACCGTGCGCGCCTTGCGCTGAGCTGGCGTGCCTTCAAACTTGGCGACACTGACCCAGCCGTCAAAGTCAGGATTCGATTCGGCCCACAAGCGATAACCCTGAAGGCGGCAGTGACCATCGACCAGCTCCATATCGCCAGAGTCAGGGTTTACCCATACCTCAAGCGGCGGAATAGGCAGGCCAGCAGCAATAGCGCCAGCGATACCGGCGATATGCTCGCGCAGCTCGTCGTCATCGGTGCGGATGTTGAAGCCGTCAACGATCTTGATGCTGTTGATATGGGCTCTAAAGCCATCCACTTTTTTGACAATCTTGTCAGTGGAAAGTGAACGCAGGGTGTGCGCCATGGTGTTGCTCCTGTCGTGGTTGAGCCTAAATTAAAGAATAGTGATTATTCCAGAAGTTCAGAGTATTAGAAAGGGATATTATCAAATTCAATCTGCTTTGCCTGGCCGTCCGATTGCTCGGCGACAGGAAGTCTGAGTCCACCACCAAGATGGTACTTGCACGCGCCGAACCCAATCCGATGCGCAAAGTGATAGCCATCACAATGACAAGACCGATACCTGCCAGCCTTGGCACGCATCTGCGGCAGCTCAACGCGATGGCGGTACTGATCGACAACCCAGGAGCGCTCACCGCAGTTTGTGCAGCGTGGCTGTAATTGATATTCGTCCGGGTGGCGGCTGAGCTTTCGGCGGGCCCGGCAGGGTTTGCAGCGGGTGTGCATCTTCATCCGTAGCGCTCCACTTGGTCGGTGCCAACCTTGTCGGCATGATGCTCGCAGTCGATCATGCCTTCGATCCACAGGTCGCCAGAGTTTGTTCCTTCGCACCACGGGTTGTCGTCAGTCGATGCGCTATCAAGCCATGCATTCCAGCCGAGCATGTAGGGCGTCAAGGTCACTGGCTTTAACTGTTCGGCGCTCATGACTTCACCAGCTCCTTCCGGCACCATCACCGAATCACCCAGTTTTGCGGCTACGATGGCGCGGCAGGCGGCGATTAGAGGGGTCTTTCCATTATGCGGAAACCCTCCAGGCGTGCACGCCTCAAAAGCGCCAATGTGGTAACGATGTGTAGCGCGGTAAGGAAGCGCCCAAGGATTTGGCTCAATCAGTGGGCCGCCCTGCGCCCAGTCGGTGGATGGCTGCCATTTGGGGCCAGGGCCGTAAGAATCGCCAGGCAAGTCGGAACGATAGACCGCGCCATGGAAAACTCCGACAGCAAAACCTGCAGCAATACCTACAGCCCAATCCAGCGCCGCACCCTCAAGCTCAGCCGTTTTCACTTCAACCATTTTTGCTGTCATTTCCACTCTCCCGCCTGATCCGCCAACTTGCTAAGCGCGTCAGAATATTCACGGCTACCTTTTATTTTGCATTTCCCTGGAGCGCACCCGCACAAGCCAGCCGGGCAAGGGATAGGCTCGATGCCGATCAGTAGCTCTGGCTTAGCCAGCATTGGCTTGGCGTAATCTGCCAGGAAACCGTCAAGCTCGGGCAGATCGTCGCGCCGCCACTCAGCCTTTTCCCATTCATCAACAATCACGCAAACAACCCAGCACAGCGCGCAGGCGACCAGTGCCATCAGGATGAAAATTGCGGCAACTACAATGCCGCTTTGGTGGATTGGGATTTCCATGGCGTTACTCCTTTGTTAGCCGAATGGGATTTCGTTGGAGTCTTCGCATTCGTTGCCGTAGAGAACAGCCTGGAACAGCGCAATACGGTCATCTTTGCTCAGTAAATTGAAGCGCTTAGCCACGGTGGTTGCGGCAACGAATCGCTTGTAAAACTTCTCATCAATAGTGACGATCAGATTCACATTGCCGTGCCGGTAAGACTGAAATCGGCCTTTCAATCCGACGTTTAGCGCATCAGCCGCATAACCATCGCCAAGCTCGACAACAAAGCCGGCATCCTCCATTAAGCCAACGAACTCTTCGGCTTTACCGCCATGAATGAATACCAAAACATCTTGATCGGTATCCTTTGGCGGCGGATTGCACGTCACTCGCGAGCCGACAAGCTGCCATTTGCTCGCCGAAGCCAATAGTTGTTTGAATTCCATCTTTAAACCCCTCTCATCAGTTTGCTAAATGCATCTTTCCCGGCTAGTATTGTCACCACATAACACTATGTCAAGGGGTCATTATGCAATCACTACAAGAGACAACTGCGCAGCGCCTCAATAAGACTGCTCAAGGCCGGGCATTACTGGAACTGCTCGCAGTCAAGCCATCACGCCAAGCACTGGCCGACACCATCGGAGCCAGCTTGTCGTACATAAATCGCTGCGTGATCAACGGCCAAGTGTCGAAGTCCGGCGCAATCCTGTTCGACAAGGCCGGAGTGATGGCCAAGGAAAAGCTGCGCCCAGACCTGAACACTGAAGACTGGGCCGCAAATCCGACCGGCCTGCCGATTGGCTGCAAATGCCCGAATACTGGCGACCATCAAATCCTGTTGCGCGACCTGGCCATTCACTTCGGCTCGGTCAGAAAGCTGTGCGAGGCTGCTGGCGTGCAAATTCGTGCATTCCACAAATGGAAAAGCCGCAACCAGATTTCAGCCCAAGGCATCATCAAGCTGAGCAATCTGACCGGCTTGTCTCGCGAGCTGCGGGCGCGAGTGAAGGAGTTGCAGCGGTGAGCCATTCAGCCGGACGGGGAGAATCACGCCAAGTCTCCCAGGATCAAATCGACCGGGCGAATGAGGATATTGTCGGCGTCATCGGAAAGTATGTGCAGCTGAAAAAGACTGGCAAGAATTGGTCGGCATGCTGTCCGTTTCACAGCGAAAAGTCGCCGTCATTCACGGTCAACGCTGAAAAGCAGATGTTCTACTGTTTTGGGTGTGGCGCCAGTGGTGACGCCGTGCGATTTGTCGTCGATCACCTGGGCGTTGGCTTCCGTGAGGCCGTCGAATCGATTAATGGCCGGCTTGAGCTGTCGGACAGCGGATACCAGGCTGCACCGGCAAAGCCTCGGCCTGTTCGCTGTGATTTGCCAGGGCATGCCGAGGATGCGGAGAAAGCCGCCAAGGCAGTCGGTCGTGCCACGCCAGCCTGTCAGCATCCGTATCTGCTGCGCAACAATGTGGCGCCATGCGGTGACGTGCTACAGCTCAAGGGATCACTTATCGTGCCGCTGCTTAACAACCTGGGCGAACAGGTCAATGCTGCGGCTATCACGGCAACAGGCATCACCTACGCAGCAGGCAACCCATCGTTTGGATCAACTGCCATTCTGGAGCCAGCAGCAGGACACGACGGTCTAACAATTATCTGCGCCGATTACGCCCACGCCTGGCGCATCTGGTGGCGTCAAGGTGGCCGCAGTCGAGTTCTGTGCACCATGGAAGCGGGCAACCTGTCGTGGATGCTGGCGAACTGCAAAGACCGGTTTACGCATGTTGGTTGTGATCCGCTGGAGGCTGAGTGGTATGCCGATGAGTTGGGCTATCAAGTGGTTGCGGTGCCGGTTGATCCGTATGGGCGGCAGGCTGGAGATAGTTGCGCAGCGTAGGTAGGTTTGACTTTATGACTGGCCAGCCCTAATCTGCATACACCGTGTAAGTCTCCTGTCAAAGACCAGCCGGTAGCCTCACTTCGGTGGGGCTTTTTATTGGGCGCAGGAAAGTTGCAGGAAAGAAAAAGCCAGCGGGTTAGGCTGGCTAAATGGAGTAAGAAGAGGGTTGCAGTGATGGCTACGGCTCGATATTACCTACAGTTCAGCCACCCAAGCAACACCATCCCGCTCGCACTGCTTCAACCTGGCGTCCAAATACCAAACCGAAACGCCAAGCTCTCGAGCTATCAACTTGCGCCTGATTCCTTCTTGGCGCAGTTCGTAGGCGAAGGCCAGTTCGGCGCGACCAAGGCGAATAGCGCAACCTGGGCGCGGGCCTCGTTTCACTTTTTCAGCTCGGCTAGTTTGGCGTCGATGCGCTTATATAAATCGCCTTCTTCGTATGCTGCGAGCACCCTGCACTCAGCCAGCAACTCAACCAGCTCAGCGTCAGGCTTGGCCTCCAGGCAATGCGCGCAATGGAATGGCTCATACCGGGCTTTCATTTCCGGCGACTGGGCGTCGTAACATTTCTGGGTCATGAAGCGTTTGCAGCCCATAACGCCTTCTTTGCGTCGGTACGCTGGCAGGTGATCAGCGTCAGGCTTGGCCTCTGCCGTGTAGAGCGGTTCAATGGCGTAGTCCCAGCCCTGAAAGTCTTTCTTTTCAGCAACCCAACTTTCAGCAGCTTGCAGTGAAGTGAAGCCGACAACGTGCTTGTCATTAAGCATTGCCGGACGCTGGTCGGTTCGCAGTAATGCGCGCCAGTGAACCGCCTCACCCTGCACAGGCTCGGGGGCGGATTGGGCCATCAGCTTATTCCACGATTCAACGTCAGGCGTGGTGATGCCGCAGCCTTCGCACTCTGGCCCCTGGCGACCATCGCCGCACATCCAGCCGGTAGGGTCACATTGTCCGCCGCAGTTACGACATAGCAGCAGCTCGGCTTGCTTGGTTGTTTTCATGGGCGCGGCCCCTGTTGCTGTTCTTTGTAGTCCTGCCAAGCCCAGCGCCACACGGCCCAGCGGTTCCAGTGGATTGCTGACTCTACTTCGTCGCTTTCGCGCTCGAATATGAAATGTCCGCTATCCAGGCCGATCAGCAAATAACCTGGTGGCATCTTTTTGATGCCTAGGCGGTTGGTGTAGTCAAAGTTGTTGACGTTATCAGCTGGCATTTTCATCACCCCCATCGCCGGCCAGTGCGGCTTTCCCGTTTAAGTAAACCTGGCCAGTGATCCTAAAAATCTCCATGGTCTCAAGGCACTGACCAAGCGCCTCCCGCAGCGCCCTGACCTCCCCCTCTAGCCGCTGGCATTTGCGCTCGGCGTCGTTTGCGTCTTGCGCTGATACCTGGGCAGCCAGCTCTAGCCGCTGGTTGGCGGTGCGGAGGGTGTCGATTTCATTGGCTAGCGTTTCAATGTCGTGCTTTGCATCAGCGATGGCGAAGGCAATGGCGGTCGGGCTTAGTTTTGTTGCCATAGCTTCTGCGCTACAGCTACGCCACTGATCAAGTGTGCGTTCCAGCTTAACCCCGCTCATGACCGGCCACCATTCAGCAGGGCGCGCAGCACAATCAGCAGCGCTGCAAGCTCTTGACTTATCTCGTTCGGGGTTCGTTCGTCATGCGTGATGCGCTTAAGCTCAAGCTCAAAAGCATGCAACTCACGCGGCACCGGCACCACGTCGCTGGCTGGCGTGCAAACGCGATAGCCGAACTCTTCCCGGCATACGCAGCAATTAGCGGGGTTATCCGCATTGCACATGCCGTCGCTGGCTGTCTCAGGGGATGGGGCGGGGTAAAGCGCACGTATCGTTAATTTGGGGTCGCCAACAGCCGTGGTGGCGGCAAGCGCGTCTTTAGCCTCTCGCAAAGCCGGCTTGCAGCAGATTTCACTGGTAAGACAATCGCTGCACAGCGCTTCAGCTTCGACAAACGCACGAACAGCGGCAGGCACCCCAGCCGGGGCGGCTAACTGGGCGCGGGCTTGCTCGCTTATGTGCACCGTATCGCCGATATTCATCCAGGCTGGAACTGAACCACCATCGATCAGCAGTGTTACCTCTGACATTCCGGGGCGATAGCCGATCACGCGCGCCGCCCGATCATCCACGCCCGCGCTCGGCTGCTTCAAGGCGGCAAGCTCTTGACGGGTTTGATAAAGCTGCTCCTGCATTCGCGGTATGCCGGCCTTCAGCCGCTCAATCGTCTGCGCCTGCTCAGCCACCCGAGCCAACAACTGATCGCGCTCGCCGATTGCAAACTCGCCAACCGATGGCGGTACATTTTTATTATCCATCACTCATCATCCTCAATTAATAATCCGCATTGATCAGCCGCAGCCAGATTACTCTCAGGTGGCCAGCCGTATTCGCCATTGCTATCAACCCAGATTTGGAACATTTCGCAGCGCAAGGCTTGATCTTTATCTGCCGCATCATCTGGCAAGAAGAAGTTACCCAGGACAATCAGCACAACTAGCAGCAGGATTAACCCGCCAGTTTTCTGCATAGCCATCAGCACGACTCCTTACCGCAAACCTGGCAGCGGTAAACCGGGCGGCCGTCATCGCTGCCGACATACTTCCAGCGGTGGCCGTCTTCGGCGCAGTCGCGTGGCGGGGATTGGTTGGATTTCATGGGGCTACTCCTGTCGTTTAACTTCTGGATTTCATATTATCCCAAAATAACACTATGTCAACACCCCTCATTCCAATTCTCACGAACCGCAGCAGACACCTCATCTTTCCCGCCCGCAGCCGAACCGCCAGGCCATTCGACAACCCACTGGGCGCCATCCTTGCGCAGGGTGAATCGGTGTAATCGCCAGCATCCAGAAGACGGGTCGCGTTTCCAAGGCAGCTTTTCTGGGCAATCAGGAATGATCCGCTCAATACCAGCCAGACGACCGCAGAAGATCGACGCAATGCCAGCGCTGTCTTCTGCTTCTGTTTTTGGCTCCATGACGATGCAGCGGGAGCGCTTGCCGTCTGTGAAGGTTAGGTTGTAGTTGTGCATGATGACTCACCATTCAACCAGTGCCCCCACTGCTCACCCATCGCAGCAGCAATTCCTGGGTATGTTTTCGAGCGCTCAAGCCAGCGATTTTCGCTAGGGCTTAACCGGTTCTGGCCGCTGGCGGTTTGGTTTTCCCAGCGAGGCCGACCATCGACAATGCGCGGCGCTACGTACTGAGTCGGAACCAAAAGCGGAACACCATCACTCAACCAGAGGCCGGTAGCCTTGCTCGCGTCATCGCCAAACTGGTGTGGCTGGATGATCTGCGACGGCTTTCGAATGGCCTTGCTGACGAAAGATGTGCCAGGGTTCTCGATTGCCACCGGGAATGGCAGCGAAAGCAATCTGCTGAAATTATCCAATGCTTCGCGCCTTGCTTCGCGCCTTGCTTCGCCGACAATCGTGCCGGGCTTAACTTTCTGGTGATACGGCCCATCACCAAAAGCCCATGCAGCCGAGCAGGTCAGGTATGTGCACATAGGGTGGAGGACAGCAAAATCCCAAGGGCCATGATTCTCGATAGCGTCCCAAACATCCATCTGCAAATGATGGTGCCATCCGCGCGATTCCAGCAGATCGCATGTCCATACATCATGGCCGTGTGCCGCAAAGGCATCTGCTGTTTTTTCGCAGCACGAATAACCAATCAAAACTCTTGCCATTTTCTTGCTCCTGTCATTTTCAAACCCCTTTCGCCAGCATCCACTGATCACCCTCGCAAGCCACAATCACGCCAGCCTCCGAAGCATCCTCCCACGCCCTTTTCCAGGCCGACTTGGCGCTGTTCAGGTTCATGCCTTCGTTCTGCTGGAACATCACCAGCATGTCGTCACGGATAACCATCCGATTTACCGGCTGACCGCCGTTCATGGAAATACGGCTCTTGAGCATGCCAATCAACTTCGAACGGTTACGATCAGACACGGTCTTCTTCGGAATGAACTCTGCGCGGCCTGGCTCTTTCTCTGCCTCGGTATCCTCGCGCTCCAATAGCGTGGTCATCTTCGGCACTAGGCTGCACAGCGGAATGCCTTTCTGGCTGTGATCACCAGTACGCTGAACTTCGAAGTTGAACGCCATATCGTCAGGCTCAGTGGCGTCCTTGATCTTGTCGCAATGCATCTCTGCATACAGCTTCTGCTGGCCGCGCCTGATCCGGTAGGAGAACCCGCAGTCACCCAGGGCGACGGATGACCCACGCATGCTGTTTGGATCTGTCTTGCCGGTGTGGCCGACGAACATCACGGTGCAGCCATTGAACGAATCGCGTAAATCCTCGCAACCCGCGATAAAAGCGCGCATATCCTCGCTGGAGTTTTCGTCACCCTCAAAGCACTTGGAGAAAGTGTCAATGACGATCAGCACATGCCGCCGCTGGGTGATACGCTCAATCTCCCTGATGGCCGCCTTCAGCTCGGTTCGCTCGGTGACGTTATTAATGCTCACTCCGCGCTCAAGGATGGTCATGGCCGAATTGTCCTGCCCGGTAGCCATGCGCCACGCCTTTTTCCTGATATGCAGCTCACTGGCGCCTTCGCCTGCGATGTAAAGCACTGCGCCCGGGTAATCCACGTCGATCCCATTCCACGGCGTAGCGGTCGCAACATGGCACGCCATATCAACCGCCATGAAGCTCTTATAGCTGCCTGGCTTGCCGTAGATGTAACCCACGTCAGCGTGAGGCAGAATCCCGTAGATCAGCCACTTCTTGTTGCGTGCCCGCTCAATGGCCTTTTCTTCGTCGAACTCGACAAAGCGCATCAACCGAGCGGCCAGCTCGCTGTCGGATACTTCACTTTCAGCCGCAGAAGCCTTGGTCTTTTCTACGCGCCCTGCCTTCTTACTGCGCCCTTCCTGGCTCGCCATCATCGCGGCGTAGTCCTGAAAATCCACCACGGTCTGATATGGGTCGAACCCTTCTTGCTCTATGCTCAGCCGATCAACATCAATGCCCTGTAAATTGTCATTATCTTGGGTCATGAATTCGCCTCAACAGCCGCGACCGCCACCTGTAGCCGGTCATTCTCTTCCACGGTCAAGCCGCCACTTTGCTCAAACTGAGACCGAGCCAGGCTGACAATCAGGCGCTCAAATGCCCCGGTGCGAGTAACCGCTGGCGCGTACCGATCAATGCGCACCCACTCCACAAGGCCGCCAGACAAGACCGCACATTCGCCATCAGACCAGCAGCCAAAGGCCGCGCAACCAGGAAAGCCGATCACGAACCCCAGGCGGAACGGGTCGATCTTGAAAGCACGCATACGACCATCATCTGGCACGAAAGGAATGGTGACGCCGTAGTATTTGCTGATTGCTTGGGAGAGGTTAAGCGTGACTGGTTGAGTCATGCGACCCTCCAGACTCTTCCTTGTCCATTCTCATCAACCCCGATAAAAAAACGAACTCCGTGCCGCCTGGCGTGTGACTTTGTTGAGTTTCTGACCGTACTCCTATGCCGGATATCAAAAGAAAAGGAATCCCCCACCTGCATTTTTAAAAAACCATATTTTGGTTTTTTCCCCCGTCTCGGGGTGCAGTCTTCAGGCAGCGGTACGTCTCTTTCTATAGTGTGCATTTCGTATTCCTTTGTGGTCTTTTCGGGTTCAATTGTAACCGGCAAAAGCCACATGTAAAGCTGCGAAATCGTAAAGCTCAGTCAAAAATTCAAACGCCAGAAAATGTTCCACGAGAAAATTGCCTAGAAAAATCACAATAAAATCAAAGGATTAAAAGTTGCATCTAAGTTGCATCCGATGGAGGGCCCATTCTAGAGCTGTTTGAATTTTTTTTCCCCGTGGAACATGCCATAAATCGATTGCTTGCACCCGATAGATAAAATCTTGCACCCGGAAAAAATCTAAGCCGCACCCGCTGGAGGCCGCATTCTAGAGCGGTTTTAGAAAAACGACGAAAATCTTGCACCCGAAAAAAATCCGGCAAACCCTTACGAGATGCATCTGCACCCACCCCTCTTTAGAGAGGGTGGGTGCGATGCTATCGAGGGTCGATATGTTGAATCTGAATTTGAATCCGAAAATGGCAGGAAAAGCGGTAGGATGATCGTTGTTTGAGTAAATCGGCTCCCGCTTGCACGCAGACCACCCAGCGGCGACAATTGAGGGGAGACAGGAGAAAGCCATGCCAACCACATTCACCGACCAGCAAAAGACGGACATAAAAAACCAGATCGTTGACTGGATATCCGAAGGCATGACCTTGCGCGAGTTTTGCCGTCAGGAGGGAATGCCGAGCTGGAAGACGGTGTACCAGTGGCAGAACGAAGACGAGGACTTTAAGTCACGCTTCGCGCGCGCGCGGATAATAGGCTTCGATGTCATCGCAGAAGAGGCGCTGCATATCGCTGATACGCCGCAAATCGGCCAGATAGTCACGTCCAAGGAATGGGGCGAAGAGATCAAGGAAGAGGACATGCTGGGCCACCGTAAGCTCCAGATCGAAACGCGCCTCAAGCTGTTGGCAAAGTGGGATCCGAAGCGATACGGCGAGCGGGTAGACCATACGTCAAGCGACGGCAGTATGACTCCGAAGGCGCCACAGCCCGTAGACGCAGCCCTAGTATCCGCCCTGGTCGATAAGTTGGTGGACTGATGGCCATCCGGCCTATTGAGTGGGATAGCCTGTCGCTGGGTGAGCGTGCTGCACTGGTGAAGGCTGGAGAGCACTCCCCGTTGGCATTTACCTCCTGCTGGTTCAACATCAGCCAGGGCGACTCATTCCGCACCAACTGGCACCACCACTATTTTGATTATGCTGCCCAGCAGATGCTGACTGGCGCTGCGCAAAACATCGTGGTCAACATCCCGCCAGGTGGCACCAAGACCGAGTTCTGGTCTGTTCACCTGCCTGTATACGCGATGGTCAAGCATCGTCGCGTGCGCATACTGAACACCAGCTACTCCAAGGACTTGGTTGGCGAGAACAGCGACCGCAGCAGATCCTTGGTTAAGTCGGCCGAGTTCCAAGAGTTCTACCCGTTCGAAATCGGCAAGGACAAGGTAGACGACTGGACGCTGGAGAAAGACGGGCGTCGCATCCATCAGTTGTTCAGCCGACCATCAGGCGGGCAGATTACCGGCGTCCGTGGCGGATACATGGGTGACGGGTACACCGGGCATATCCAGGCGGATGATTGGGACAAGATCGACGACCTGTTCAGCGAAGCTAAGCGCAGGAAGTCTCACACGCGCCTGGTAAACACCCTGCGCAGCCGGAAAGCTCACTCAGGCACGCCATTCGTAGCAATCCAGCAGCGTGGCCATGTGGATGACTCGACGGCGTTCCTGCTATCTGGCGGCATGGGCCTGCGTATTGATCTGCATATCAAAATACCCGCCCTGGTCAATCAGGAGTACATCGACAGCCTGCCGGACGGCATTCGTGAGCGCTGCATCAGATCTGTGTGTGACTCCGAGCAGGTTGACGGTTACTGGTCTTACTGGCCAGCCAAAGAGAACGTAAACGACCTGATTGCCCTGCGCGATGCGCACCCATACACGTTTAGCAGCCAGTACATGCAAGACCCCGACACGCTGGACGGCGGGGTTTTTTCGGCGGATGACTTCCAGTATTACGGCGACGAGGAAGGCGCAGACCTGCCTATTCCTGAGCGCTTCGATTATCGGTTCATCACGGCGGACACCGCGCAGAAAACCAACACATGGAACGACTGGACTGTGTTCGCTGAATGGGGCGTTTATCAGGATCACCTGTATCGGCTTAATCTGCGCCGTGGTCGCATGGACGCAAAAGCGCTGCGCCAAGAGTTCGAATCGTTCGTCAAGGCGTCGTGGTCGAAAAACGGAAAGCAGCATGGCACGCTGCGCAAGATTTACATCGAAGACAAGTCATCCGGCACTGGGCTGATTCAAGAAATGGAAAAGCGGCTACCTTTGAAGGTGACGCCTGTTCAGCGCGACCGTGACAAGCTGACCCGCGCCCTGGACGTTCAAGGATTCCATGCGGCCAAGAAGGTCGTGCTGCCTTATGGCGACAGCCAAAACTACGAATTTGTCAGCGAGGTGGCTGCATTCACAGCCGACGATAGCCACAAGCATGATGACCAGACGGACGTTATGATTGACGCCTTGTCAGAGGTATTCATCAAAGGCAAGCGCTCAATACGCGACATGCTATGATCCCCAGCAATCAGCAGAACCATAAGCCAAAGGTGAACCATGGCCAAGGGCAAGACAAAGACCAGTGAAGCCAAGCAGGTAGGCGGCAAGGCGCTGACTCGCGCGCTGACCCTGTACCAGCAAAGCATGGACTCCGACCTGTCGCTAAAGACTACTGGCGACGGCCTGGTCAACGTCGCGTCCGGGCTCGGCACTAGCAAGGCAAAGCGGTCACATAATCGTTTTACCTACAGCATCCTGAATGACTTTTTCCAGCTTGATGCTGCATACCAGTCCAGCTGGCTGGCTCGGGCTATCGTGGACTACCCGGCTGAGGACATGGTGCGCGAGTGGCGGACGATCAAGTCTGATGATGCCGATGTGATCCGTGCCGAAGAAGACCGTCTGCAAGTTCCGGCCATGGTCAGCGAGGCAACAAGCTGGGCGCGGCTGTATGGCGGCGCTGGCATCCTGATGATCACCAATCAGCCACTGGATAAGCCACTGCGGCCTGAGCGCATCAAGAAGGGTGATCTGTATCGGCTGATCGTCATCGACCGTTTCGACATGACGCCGCTGAGCTTGAACCAGACCAACATCTTGGCGGCAAACTACTTGCAGCCGGAGTTCTACACCATCGCAGCAGGCAGTCAGCAGATCCACTGGACGCACTTTGCCCGGTTCTCTGGCGCCAAGCTTCCACGTCGCCAGCGCGCACAGACCCAGGGCTGGGGCGACTCCGAATTGCGCAAGTGCCTGGATGATGTAATGGACATTGTCGCGTCCAAGGACGGCATCGCTGAGCTGCTGCAAGAGGCAAACGTAGACATCATCAAGCGCGAAGGCTTGTCTGATGAGCTGGCCAGCGATCAGGACGATGCAATCACTTCGCGCTATGCCTTGTTCAGCCTGATGAAATCCAGCATCAACATGGCGTTGCTGGATGGCGAGGAAACCTACGACCGCAAGACGCTTGACCTTGGCGGAGTTGCTCCGGTGCTTGATCTGCTGATGACGTGGATCAGTGGCGCGGCTGACATCCCGGTCACTCGCCTGTTCGGAACTTCGGCCAAGGGCCTGAATGCTACCGGCGAAGGTGACATGGACAACTACTTCAACGGACTGTCCAGCAAGCGCATGACTCAGGTTGATCCTGGCTTGCGCATGCTGGATGAGGTGCTGGTTCGCTCGGCTACCGGGAAGTGGATTGAAGACTTCAACTACGTTTGGAACCCGTTCAAGCAGCCGGACATTGTGCAGATTGCCCAGGCGAACAAGGCCAAGGCTGAAACCGACATTGCGTACAAGGACGCTGGCGTGATTACTACGAGCCAGATTCAGCGTCGCCTGCAAGCAGAAGAGCTGTACCAATTCGATGACGACAAGATCAAGGCGCTTGAGGAAGATGAAGACCTTGAGATGTTTAATGATGATCCGGATGGTGATGAGGCCGATAACGAGCTGGAGCAGGCCGAGCGCTAACTCATGGACATGATCGGCATCCAATACAACGCCAAGCTGCAACGCATGGTTCGGCAAATCAAGCGGGACATTGACCGCGAGATTGTGCCGTTAGTGCGCAGCCTGGCGTCGCAGTATGTGCAGGATGCTGATGCGTCACATGAGGTCGTCACCCAAGACGCCTGGTCGGACATAATCCTTAGCGCCATGGCATCCCTGCGCGAGCGATGGACTTCGAATCGCGTAAATGCAGGCGCTCAGCGCATTGCTGGCGAGTTCGTGCAGTCTGCCCTCAAGAAGTCAGAGCGAGACCTGAAAAAGTCGGCAGGCATCGACGTGTTTAGCGGCTCGGCTGTCATGCAGGATTACTTGAAGGCGTCCGCCCAGCAAAACGTCCAGCTTATCCAGTCGATACCTGCCAGGTATCTGGAAGAGGTCGAAACGCTGCTGATAGCCAACATGCGCTCTGGCATGCGCCCCGGCTACATTGTCAGCGCCTTGGTCGATCAATACGGCATCACCCAGCGCCGCGCCAAGTTCATTGCTCGCGACCAAACCGGAAAGATTCAAGGCGAGATAAACGAGCGCCAGCAGCGCAACGCAGGGTTTGATTATTTCCGCTGGCTGGATTCTGACGACCGCCGAGTCCGTGACCGCCATCGAGAGATAGCCGAAAAGGTCACGGCATACGGCCCTGGCGTCTATCGTTGGGATAATTTGCCCTTGAGCCAGGACGGCGTTCCAATTCGCCCAGGCCAGGACTACAATTGCAGATGTACGGCGGTTCCTGTAAGTTCTGCGCAGGTGGAGCAATACCGCAAGTCTGGACAGACTAAGCCGGGAGTTTATCGGTAGTGAGTCGCGAATGAAGATCACAGTATTTGACCGGTCGAGTTACCGCATTACCAGCCGTGAATATACGGACGAGGGTTTTTTGCGTGTGCCTGGCCATGTTGCGCGTACCGGCATTCAGGAGTACCTGTCTCGCGAGCTTGGCCTTGACGGCGACCCGAACCGCATTATTCGCGTGTACCGCTCGCCCGAAGAGGTGTTCGATGAGGCATCGCTAAGCACTTATGAAGCGGCAGACGTCACCAACAACCACCCGAAAGAACTGGTCAGTGCCGATACTTACCGCCAAGTTGTTGCGGGCGTGGTTCGCGGCCCTGGTCGGCCTGATGGCGACTTTGTCCTGTGCGATCTGATCGTTAAGGACAAGAAAACCATCGCCGACATTCAATCCGGCAAGTGCGAGCTGTCAGCCGGATACACCGCAGTTTATGAGCCGCTTTCGGGTAAGACCGAGGACGGGCAAGAATACGACTATGTTCAGCGTGAAATTCGCATCAATCACGTGGCAGTCGTAGACAGAGCACGGGCAGGTGCCAATGCTCGCGTTTTTGACCACAACCCGGAGAAACACATGACCCATAAAGTCACGCTGGACTCGGGGCGTTCGGTCGAAGTGCAGGACGAGGCCACCGCAGTGCTTCTGTCCGAGAACTTCGAACGCCTCACCAAGAAAGCGACTGACGCAGAAGCTCGGGCCGACAAAGCCCAGGCCGCTGCTGATAGCGCAACCGAACAACTGGAAGAAGCCCGCAAGGCATCGAGTGACGAAGCCATTGCGGCTCGCGTTGCTGCTGTTGCTGAAGTGCAGGCAAGCGCCCGCAAAGTGGCCGGTGATTCGTTCACCTGCGACAGTCTGGTGCCGGTAGAAATCAAGCGCGCCGCTCTGGCCGTTGCACGCCCGAAAGTGTCTTGGGGTGACAAGTCTGCTGCCTATGTCGAAGCATCCTTTGATGCTGAGATGGAGAAGGAAGGCGATGAAGAAGAGACCAAGGATATGTGCGCCAAGCCTACTGGCGACGCCGCTGTCCTGTTGGCTCAGCTGGCCCAGCTTGCAAAGGATGGCGCATCGCTGCAAACCAAGGACGAGGCTCCAAAGCTGACCCCTTACCAAGCCGAAAAACAACGCCTGCGTGATGCGCACAAAGGTGTTCACGCAACCAAAGGAGCCTGACCATGTCCGTACAAGGCGGCAATGCAATTAACCACCTCCCGGCCTATGCGGGCATGCCTGCTGATGGCGAAATCTACAACCACGTTTCCAAGCTGAACGCCGGCCCGGCCAACATCCCATACGGTTACGGTGTCGTATCCAGTGGCGATGATGGCGCAGTCCTGCCGACCAGCACCAGCACCGCCGCGAACTTCATTGGCGTTGCCGTTCGTGAACTGAACCGCGCATACGCTGACAATGAAACCTTCGGAGCTCCGGTTGATCGTGATATGACCGTTCGCACCGCTGGCCCGATCTGGGTGACTGCTCGCGTGGCCGTGACCAAGGATCAGCCGGTGTATCTGGTTATCGGCGACGGCACCGGCACCAATCAGGGTCAGTTCTCCAACGTCGCTGGCACCGGCCCGACCGCTGCTGTACTCATCCCGAACGCTAAGTGGGTCAGCTCTGCTGGCGCTGGCGCTCTGGCCAAAATCTCTCTTGTGATCGGGGGCTAACCATGCAACGCCATACCTACACCATTGACGCTGTAACTGCCGAGAAAACCGGTCGTGCGGTTGGCGAGCAGATTACCTTCGCGGATAATCTGCCGACCACTGACGACGGCCTGGCTTTCTACATCAGCCAGCTGGCAAATCTGGAGTCTCGTATCTACGAGGCGAAATATACTGCGATCAACTTCGAAGAGCTGATCCCGGTCAACACTGACGTGCCAGAGTGGGCTGATAGCTGGGATTACATCAGCTACGACGCTGTGACTCTGGGCAAATTCATCGGCTCAAGCGCTGATGACCTGCCAAACGTCGCGCTGTCGGCGAACAAGACCAGCGTGCCCATTGGTTACGCCGGTAACATGTTCGACTACAGCCTGGACGAGCTGCGCAAGTCGCAACAGCTGCGCATTCCTCTGGATACCACCAAGGCCCGTGCGGCTCGACGTGGCGCTCTGGAGCATATGCAGCGCGTGGCTTACTTCGGTGATGCTGCTCGCAACATGTTCGGCCTGTTCAACAACCCCAACCTGGCTACCGATAACTCGGTGGTGGATTGGTTCGACCCGGCCACCACTGGCGAGGAAATCGTGGGCGATATGAACGGCCTGATCACTGAGGTTTGGGTGAACTCGGCCAACGTCCACCTGCCGAACGCCATCGTGCTGGATGCGAGCCGCTTTGCGTACATCGCCACCGCCCCGATGAGCGCCACGTTCCCGAACATGACCATTCTGGAATACTTCAAGCGCAACAACCTGTACACCAGCATCACTGGTCGCGATATGCCGGTGTTCTCCCGCCTGCAACTGTCGGCTGCTCAGCTGGCTGCTAACGGCGTGAGCAACGGCGGCAAAGACCGCATGCTGGCGTATGAGTTGAACGACGAGAACCTGGGCATGGTCAATCCAATCCCTTGGCGCTCGCTGGCTCCGCAGATGCACAACCTGATGGTCAAGGTGCCGAACGAGTACAAGTGCTCCGGCACTGAGTTCCGTTACGTGTTCTCCGGCGCCTATCGCGACCACGTGTAATACAATGGATGGGCGTCTTCGGGCGCCCTGACATTCAACCGAGGGATAACTCATGTTTCTGAAAAACGAAGCTGCTCGCCTGATCACCATCAACCATAAGGTGGATGGCAAGCTGGCCGCATACAAGATCCTGCCGGGTGAAAACCCAGCAGTCGAAGTTCCTGACGCCGTGGCGAAGCTCGACTTCGTCAAGGCTGCGCTGAAAAACGGTTCTCTGCGTCGCGTTGGCGCTGATGAGCTGGATGATGTTGAAGATGAAGGCGAAGGCGATGGCCTGGACGATCTGCGCGCCGAGGCTGCTGAGCTTGGCATCAAGGTCGATAAGCGTTGGAAGGAAGACCGCCTGCGCGAAGAAATCGCCAAGGCCAAGCAGGCTTAACCGCCGCAAGTAATTGCTATCCGGGGCTTCGGCCCCATCTATTCTGAGGGTGTGACGTGGAAATCACGGCAGAAATGATTACCGCTTTTCGCACGTTCATGCCTGCGTTTGTTGACGAAACAAAGTGGCCTGACGAGCTGGTCACTACCGCACTTTGCGAAGCTGAGACCGAAACCGGCTCAAGCCGCTGGGGCGCTTTCCAACTTGAGTGCGGCAACTTCAAGTGGCGCGGCATGCAGTATTACGCCGCGCACTGGCTGTCTATCAACTACGGCACCCTTGGCGCTACTGCTGCGCCGAACTCAGAGGCTCGGCTAAACGTCATGGGCAAATCTGTCGGCGATGAATCGGTGCAGTACCGCACGCCATCCATGATGCTGGTTGGTGATGACTGGCTGACCTATACCAACTATGGCACGCAGTTTTGGCGACTTCGGCGCCGGGCTGGCATGGGTGCGAAGGCGGTATAGGCATGATCAACATCGACCTAATCGGCTTCCAAGAGCTTGAAGATCAAGTATCAAAAGAGCTTGGCAAACTTCGCTCAGGCAAGTTCGTGACGGTCGGCATTCATGAAGAAGCGGGCAACGTCGAGTCAGGGGATTTGACCATGGCTGGCCTTGGCGCGGTGCAAGAGTTCGGCGCTGATATTGATCACCCTGGTGGCACCTCATACGGCTATGCCAGTAAAGCAGCGGCAGATCGTGACGAGGTGCGATTCCTCAAGAAAGGCAGTGGCTTTATGGAGCTCGGCGTTACCGGGCCGCACAAGATCAAGATTCCTGCACGCCCGTGGCTTGAGCCTGGCGTGATCAGCGCAACCGAGGAAATCAGCCGGGTTATTGAGACTGGTATCGCCAATGGCCAGCCAATGGATGAGATACTGGAGACTGCTGGCGTTGTAGCTGTAGGCGCCGTCAAGGTTTACATGACCGAGCTGAAGACGCCACCGAACGCGCCAAGCACGATCAAGAAAAAAGGCAGCGCAAACCCGCTGATTGATAGCGGCGCAATGCGTGCATCAGTGACGCATAAGGTGCAGTTGCAAGAGTCTCAGGAGGGCTTAGATTGAGCCTGAACATGCAGGGCCAGATTGACAGCGTATTCCAGAGCGTTGCTGCGTCGCGCACTGTCGATACGACTGGTGGTTATGTAGACGGCATCTGGACGCCTGGCGTAACTGTCAATACGCCGTATATCGTGAACATCCAGCCGGCCACTGATCGTGAAATCGACTTTCTTCGCCAGGGTGGCGAACGCATTGTTGACGTGCGCCGGATCTACATCAATGAAGGCGACATGCAGCTCATTGACCAGGCCGGCACTTGGTCATTTCTTGGCCAGCAGTGGAAGGCTGTCAAGGTAGATAACCGTTACTGGCGCAACTACTGCAAGGTGCTGGTGAGCCGTATTGACGATCAATCTGGTGGCCCGGCATGACCAATCAGGAGCTTTTCGCCAAGCTGCGCCCTATCATCCTGACGGCTACTGGGGTGCCTGAGTGCGTTCTGGCAGACCAATCCGGCCCGGCACAGGTTCCGGCGCCGCGGGGTGCTTATGCATCGATCACGCCACGCCAATCGGTAAGTGAGCGCGGTCAGGCCAACATCATCAGCAAGGATATGCCGGGAGACCTAGTGCAAGTAGACGTGCGCGCCCAGATCATGTGCGCCGTCAGTGTGAACTTCTTTCGTGGCGAGGCTCTGCAATATGCGGAGCGGCTAAAGCAAGCCAACAAACGCCCGGATATTAGCGTCGCACTGTTCAAGGCTGGCATCGGCTGGAATGGCGCGGATGCAGTCAATAACCTGACCTCACTGCAATCTGCCAATTGGGAGCAGCGCGCACAGATCACGCTTCGCCTGATGTATGAGACCAGCAGCTTGCCGGAAGTGAACAATATTCTCAGCGCAACCGTTATCATGCAGAATGAGAAGGCACAAACGCTGCAAGAATTTACTGTTGAAGTAGATACACCCTAAACATGGAGCTAGCAAAATGAGCTATCCCGCCACAAACATCATCCGCATTAATGCGCGGATCAGCCCGGCTGGCCTGGGTACTGCCAACTTTGCCAGCGCCATGCTGTTTGCGCCTGAGTCTGAGTTGCCAGTCGGATTCGCTGTCGATACTTATCGCGTGTACTTCGACCTGCCGTCGCTGTCCGAAGACTTCGCCGATACCACTGAAACCTACAAGGCCGCGCAGCGCTGGCTTGGCGGTACCCCTGCAACCCGCGAAATCAAGGTGTGGGGCACTGCTGACGCTGACGCCACATGGACAGCAACGCTGAACAAGGCGCGCAACTTGCTGTGGTGGTACTGGACGATGGTCACGGCTACCGTTCTGGCAGCCGAGGCTGACGTGCTGGCTGTTGCTGCGTGGTGTGAAGACAACACCAGCATGTTTATCGACAACCAGACCGGCGCAGCCGTTGCCGCCATCCGTGATCCGGTGGACGATACCGACATTGCAAGCCAGCTGACTGCGCTTGGTTATCGCCACGTCTACACCGCCGCGCACGCGACTGACGCTTACTCTGGTTCCGCGCTTGCCAAGCACTTTGCCGCCGTAAACTACAGCGCCGAGCGTTCGACCATTACCGGCGAGTTCAAGAAGTCGCCTGGTGTGCTGGCTGAGTCCCTGACCGCCACTGCCTACAGCGCGATGCAGCAGGACACCAAAAAGGCTGTGTTCTACACCGTGGTGGACAACCAGGGTTCGACTGACTCTGGCCGCTGGCTGAACACCTTCACACACAGCACGTTCGGAGAATTCATCGACGATGTGGTGAACCTCGACGCCTGCGTGAATTTCCTGACTACTGCGCTGTACAACGTGGTCGCCAACCAGCCGACCAAACTGCCGCAGACACCTATTGGCCAGGCCGTACTGATCGGCACCGCCCGCAGCGTCATGCAGCAGTTCATCGATAACGGTTATCTTGGCCCGCGCAACTATCTCGACCCTGATGATGGCTTGGAGAAGTTCACCATCGGCTACGAGATTCTGACGCAGCCTGAGGATATTCTCGACCTGTCCGACGCCGACCGTAACGCCCGCAAGTCTGCGCCTCTGCGCATTCGTCTGTTCCGTGCTGGCGCCATCCACATTGTTGACGTAGACCTCGACGTTTACTGATAGGAGCCTGACAAATGCCATTGCAGAATTTCAGCACAGACCTAGCGGTCGTCACCATCAACGGTCGCCAGATTCAAGACTGGGGCGAGGCCGCTACGCCTTACAGTGACGATCCAATCGACGCCAAGGCTCAACTGCGTCGTGGCCAGGGCGGCTCGGCTGTTCGTCTGAACCGCATCAACCCAGGCCGTCGCGTGACCATCAACCTTAACCCCGGCTCGCCTGATTCGGCCTACATGCAAGGTCTGTTCACGTCGAATGCCAATATCACACTGTCTTTCACGCAGATCGGTACGCTTGAGAATGCCATTGGCACTGAAGGTGTGATCGTGAACGATGGCGCTCGCGGTCGTGCTGGCTCTACGATCAGCGACGACCAGTTCATTATCGAGTTCAACATTTGGGAAGGCACTCGCGGCTAAGGCTTCCAGGCATTCCAGCTGCATCCATCTTGCCCCGCTAGTCGGGGCTTTTTTATGTGGCTATGCTATTGTTCCGGCAAGCACAGGAGCCAATCAATGTCCGTTAAATCATTCACCATAGGCGCAGTCCAGTACAACGCCGCCATGGCAAGCGCTGTAGATCAAGACCGCCTGCTGTCGCTGTTGACCGCGCCACTTATTGAGCGCGCATACGCAGCAGCTCGCGAAGGCAAGGAGCTGGATAATGACATCCTGATGCCTATGTTCATGGGCATGGCGCAGCAGACTAAGGCTCAGGTTGTCGAGATTCTGATGGGCAAGGTCGTCATCAATGGGAAAGAACAGTTAGTAACCGTGGCTGACTTCGGCGGCAAACTGGTGCAGTACAACCAACTGTTGGCCGAACTGCTCAAGTGGAACCTGTCCGATTTTTTCGACTGGCTGCCAAGCGTCCGAAGCGACGAAAAGGCAGCTCAGTAAAGAAATCGGCTGTAAACTGGTATCTGATGAGGCCGTGCGTTGGGATCAATGGGCTTTGTCCCCCCCTGTGCACCTGGGCACAGCTTGCGGACGGCAGTCTGTCGCTGGCGGATGTTGAGCGGTTTCATCAGGCTATGGATGAATTGCTAGCAGAGTATCAATCGAGGACATAATAAATGGCGCGGACGCTGAAAAACTTCCTGATCGGCTTGGGTTACGACACCAAGGGGTTGGAAGCGGGGGAAGAGAAATTTAAAAGCAGCATTGGTGGCGTGAAATCCAGCGCCCTGACCACTTCTGCCGCACTGATCGGCGCTTTTGCGCTGGCGGCAACTTCCGTCGCTGCAACTGCCAGCGAGGTCGATAACCTCAATCTGCGCACGCAGAACATGCGGACGGCAACCGATACCGTTTACAACTTCGGCAATGCCGTGCGCTTGGCTGGTGGCGATGCAGCCGAGGCGGTTGATGCGCTGACTCGCTTTGAAGAAATTCAGAACAATTTGCGACTGCGCGGCGATGCTGGGCCGGTTGCTGACCTGGCCTTGGCTGGCATTGACGTCAGTTCGCTGTACCAGACGCAGACCGGCGAGGAATTCGCCCGCGCCCTGTCCGCCATGCTGCCAAACCTTGATGAGGGCCAGCGCGCCCTGGTGCAAAGCTCGCTCGGGCTGTCTGACGCCACTTTCCGCTCACTGGCTGGCGGTATTGATGCTTTAGATGCATCGCTGGCGAAGGCTGAAGCGCTCACCGGAAACATTGACCAGCTCAGCGAGGACAGCCGAAAGCTGCGAGAGTCAACCGCGACACTTGGTCTTGCCGTCGATGGCGCCCAAAATGAATTGGCCAACAAGTTCCTGCCAGCCATGGTGGGCGCAACTGGTGCCGCCGCCGACTTCGCTATGACCGTCAGCGATTTTGTTGGCGCCCGCAATCCTACCGGACAAGCATTTCAACAATCCGGCGCGACTGGGGTTATTGCTGTTCAGGCTGAAAAGCTCGGCGCTGAGCAGGGTGGCGCGGCCTTGCGTGCGACCGGCGCAGTTCTTGAGAATGCCGACGATGTTGGTCTGCTGGAAATGGCCATCCCTGGCTATAAGCAAGCTCGCGAGCTTTATAGCTTCCTGTTCAGCGATTCGCCATCGCAGCAATCTGAGGTGTATAGCGGGATGGTTGATCGCTCGGCTGGTGACAGCCTTAGCCCGTCACAGTTGCGCGAAGAGGAACGAAAGGCCGGAGCTGATGCGCTGGCTAGCGCGCTTTCGCGGACGCCAATGAAGGTGGACAACTCAATCAACCTGAATGTCCAGCTTGACGGCCAAGCCATCGACGCCAGAATCATCGACGTAACAGAGCAGCAGGCGTACCAGACCATGGAAGACATGCAAAGCACGACAGAGCGCTGATGCTGTACCATTACGCCATGCGCTAAATAGCAGCGAGCCGCCGATATGAGCCTGATTCAGATATTTACACGCCAAGCACCGACCATCGCAGGATACTCATTCGATGCCGTGCTTGAGGATACTTTCGAGGCAAACGTAACTGTTACGTCATTTCCGATTGAGTCAGGCGTGCGCGTGTCTGATCACCGCATTCTCAACCCGTTCAAGTGGACAATGACTGGGGCTATCACGAATAACCCGCTCAAGACTCAGCTGACAGACTTCTTGGGCGGCGCGCTGTCAAACCTTACCGACAACCCAATCGTGTCAACCGTGGCCGGCCTATCAGCTGGCTGGCTGGCCGGTGGCGATGAAACCCGCGCCAGTACAACGCTGCAATTCCTGATCAATCTGATGCAGGCCGGCGACCCGTTCGACATTGATGCTGGCGACATTATCCTGCAGAACATGGTGATCACTCGCCTGTCGCGAACCAAAGAGCCGCGCAACGAAAACGGGCTTGAGTTCATTGTCGAGCTTCAGGAGATGATTGAGTTGAGCCGCATCCGCCGTGATGGCGAGCCGACCCAGGCGCAGCTTCGCGAAGATGACCCGTCGCAGTCAGCAATCACCCGCGCCATTAATCGCGGACAGGCCATTGCAAAGCAGGCCAATGAGGCCGTCAGTAGCGCCGTCAATAACGTGCTTGACGGCGTGACGGATGCAGCCAATACCGTTCTTGATGGAATTCTCTGATGCAAGTCATACCGCTGAGGGCTGGCGCTGCCAACGCGCACGACCGATTCACTGTGCAGCTTGGCGATAACTCCATTCTGTTTCACGTCGATTTTGTGTCCTACCTTGAGTATCCGGCATGGACTATCAGCCTGTTTCGCGACGGAAGCCCGCTTGTTCGTGGTGCCATGCTTGAACCTGGGTGTGACGTGATCTCAGGGTATCGCGCAGGCATTGGACAACTTGTTTTTGTCGGCCAGCCGGTCACGCTTAACAACCTCGGGATCGACAACCAGCTTGTATGGGTAGCGCCAGAGGTTGAGGCATGAGAGAGCGCGTATGGTCGCTGGAGTTGAACGGCGAGCCGTGGATTGAAGACCAGATCGGTCGCCGCCAGTTGCGCTGCGTGTTCTCCATCGACATTGCGCCTGGCGACGTTGTGTCCTATGCGGATATTCGCATTTACAACCTGGCCAAGGCTTCTGCTATCCCCCAGCAATCCTCTATCGTGTTCCGGGCCGGTTACGACGACAACGTGGACGCCATCTTTACCGGGTTCGTGACCAACGCATTGCGAGAGCGCCCGTCTGGCTCGCCGGAAATTGTTACTCGGCTGATTTGCAAGTCTGGAGCTGCAGCCACTGATCGGGCGTCTGCAAACCTTTCGCTTGGCCCTGGCGTGCGTATTGAGGAAGTCCTGCGCGCCTTGGCAAGGGCATGGCCGCTGCCAATCGAGATAGACAACGCGCAGTTCGCTGGAGCGCCTGCGTTCGCCTCTGGCTACATTCTGGACGGCGACATTCCTTCAGCCTTCAATGAGCTGGCCTACGCCTACAAATTCAACTGGACGCAGGATCGCGGCAGGATAGTCATTACCCGTGTCGGCATGGAGCGCAATGCAACGCCGATCAGAGTTGACCAGTTCAGCGGCATGATTGGCATTCCAGAAGTTTCGCGAGGCCCGGAGGGCTTTGGCGTATTCGTCACCACCCAGCTCAATCCTGCGCTGCGCTTCAATGGCAAGATCGACGTAGAAAGCGAGTTTGCCACCTTCAACACGGGCAACCTGTTCGTTGCCGAGCTGAGCGGCGATGCGAGCGCCAATGGCGAGTACAACGTCTTCGCCATCAAGCATACTGGCGATTCGCACGGCGACGCATGGCAGAGCGAGATTGACGCCATCCGGGCCAATACCGCGCCCGCCACTTCTTCTGTCGTCACCGCGACCAATGGCAAACTGATCTGGGGCGCTCGCGTTGACCAGGCTTTCCGAGTCAAGGTGCGTGAGGTTGGCGCCGAGCTTGGCTTTGACCCTAACTGGCTGATGGCGGTTATGGGGTTTGAGACTGGCTACACCTTCAGCCCGTCAATTCGAAATCCTGGCAGCAGTGCTACCGGTCTGATTCAGTTTATTGAGTCGACGGCTCGCGGGCTTGGCACGACTACCACCCAGCTTGCCCGCATGACCGCCGTTCGGCAGCTAGACTTTGTGCAGGCTTACTATGAGCCATACGCATCGCGCATTCGCAACCTTGGCGACGCCTACCTGGCCGTACTGTGGCCGATAGCCGTAGGGCGTCCAGATTCGTATATCATGTGGTCACAAAGCAGCGGCCCATATCAGGCTCAATATGCTGCAAACTCGGGGCTAGACGTTGGTCGAAAAGGCTACATCACTCGCGGCGATGCAGTGGCGTCGGTCAATCAGTCATTCCTTCGCGGCCAGAACTTTGTCAGGTAGGTGCATGTGAGCGGCGTTCGTAACAGGGCAAAACAGTCTGAGCTGCTGCGGAATGTCTTTCGTGACTTCATGAAGGACGTTTGCACGTCTATCCCTGGCCACATCCTGACATTTGACCCGCTGACCCAGCTTGCCCAGGTCAAGGTGGGTATTCAGCGGGTGGACGTTAACGATGCGGTCTTTGAGGTTGCGCCGATTATCGAAACGCCGGTCTACATGCCGGGCGGTGACTATCACGTCGAGTACCAGATAGACCCAGGCTGCGAAGGCGATATTCTGTTTTCTCAACGTTGCATTGATGGCTGGGTGAACTCTGGCGGCGTGGCTGCAAACCCGATTGGCCGCTTCCATAACATGCAGGACGCTTTCTTCTTGCCTGGGTTCCGCTCTAAGCCTGGTGCGCTCCCGGCATTCCAGAACAACGGCATTCGCCTGAGCAACAAGCAGGGCACTCAGTTTGTCTGGCTCAAGAATGACAACTCCATATCGGCTGACAACGGGCAGGCGAGGTTCAATATTCTGCCGGACGGATCTACCCTGATGCAGAATGCGCTCGGATCATTTCAGCTGATGACTGACGGCAGCTTCTCGATCAATGGCCTGACCATCACGCCAGATGGGAACATAATCACCGCGCTGGGTGTAAACTTGGATCAACACGCGCACTATGCTTCCGACAACGTAACACCGCTGACAGGAAAGCCAATTGTATGACCGTTCGCAGACTTGACGAAGAAACTGGCGACATTGTTACCCGTGGCCAGCAGTTCATTGGCGGCAAGGAAGAAATCGCACAGACCGTCATCACGCGCCTGCGCCTGTTCCTCGGCGAATACTTCCGCGATATTCAGGATGGCACGCCTTGGTATGAGCAAATCCTTGGCAAGTTCACCAGCCTTGACGCTGCCGAGGCTGCGCTACGCAACCGGATAGCCAATACGCCCGGAGTGGTGCGCCTTGTCAGCTTCTCGGCTGACTTCAATATCAACACTCGCGCCTACAGCGTGCAAGCGGGTATCCTTACCCAATTCGGCCTAGATGAGATTATCCTGAATGGCTAGCCTTACCTCTACCGGCTATGTGCTGACCACGCAAAACGAGTGGTTTGCCCAGGAGCGCCAGTTCTATCTCGACATTGACCCGCTGTGGAACCTTGACCCGTCAACGCCTGACGGGCTCAAGATGGCGCACGACGCTGAGATTTTCTACGCGCTGGATGAGACCATCCTTCAGGCGTACAACTCGAAAGACCCGAACAAGGCGCGGGGAATTGACCTTGACATTATCTGCGAGCTAACTGGGGCAGCCCGCTCGCCTGGGTCGCCATCAAGTGTTGCGCTTGATCTGTCCGGAACGCCAGGCACGCCAGTGCCGCAGGGCAATACTTTCGAATCGGCCACCACTGGCAGCCGCTGGACTACTGATCAGCAAGTTACGCTTGATTCTCTTGGCGCCGCTACCGTAAACGCCACCTGCACTGTTGTCGGCCCAACTCAGGCGGACGCCGGAACAATCACGCGAATAGTTGATGTGGTCGGCGGTCTTGCATCGGTAACAAACCCGGCCCCGGCAACGCCAGGCACTGACCAGCAAAGCGACAGTGAGCTGCGCGTCACCCGCGCTGCCGCCGTAGGTCGCCCAGGCAATAACCAGATTGATTCAATGCTTGGCGAGCTGTTCGCGGTATCTGGCGTGCGTCGCGTCAAGGTATATGAGAACGATACCAACAGCGCCGCAGTCGATCCTGTGGATAACCCTTACGGTCTGCCAGCCCACTCCATTGCGCCGATCATCGATGGCGGCACGGACGAAGCCGTAGCGCTGGCCATCTACCTCAAGAAAAACCCAGGAGTGTTGCTTGATCAGCCGGGCACTCCGTTTGAGGTACTTGTCACCTCACCTAAGTACCCGACCAATCAGAAGCTGATCAGGGCAAGCCGCCCCATCTACGTCGATATGACAATCGTCGTTGAAGTCACTGACGATGGCACCCTGCCCGCTGACGTTGATCAGGAAATCATCGATGCGTTCCTTGAGTTCGCTAATGGCGACCTGGTTCCGGCTGACGTTGGATTCAAGATCACCGGTTTTGATATTGGTGAGAGTGTTCCTTATAGCACCATGTTTACGCCTATCAACAAGGTGATTGGGGCTTATGGTAACAGTTACGTTTCCAGCCTGACCCTGAACGGCGGAACAAGCAATGTCCCCATTGACTTCAATGAGCTGTCGCGCTGGACTTCGGCAAACATCACGGTAACAGTCGTATGAGCCTGAATCGCGTACCTGATCGCATTTATGCGCAATACCGCAATAAGCCAAAGGCCGTTGCGTGGTACGCGATTGTTCGCGAGCTTGGCGGCGATATAGCGGCAGCTGCCGAGGCGGTGCGCAAGAGTTACGACATTGACACGGCGGTCGGCGAGCAACTCGACGTGATTGGCCGCATCGTTGTGGCGCCGCGCTCATTCATCGGTAACGTGCCGCTAAACCCCGGTCTGTTCGCGCTCACTGACGGCGACGAGTTCGGCGATGATGGCGCCATGTTTAGCGCGCTGACGATCAGCCAGGACGGCCAGCTGTCTGATGAGCTTTACCGCTTGGTGATCCGCGCCAAGATCGTGAAGAACAACAGCGACGCCAGCATTGAGAGCATTCTGACAGGCATAAACTTTCTGCTGCCTGGCGCCGAGGTGATTCGCGTCACTGACGGCGAGGACATGAGTTTCAGTGTAGAATTTGCTGGGCAGATAACGAATCTTGAGCGCTTTGCCCTGCTTAACGCCGCGCTTATTCCAAAGCCTCAAGGTGTAAGGTTCAACGGGTTCCTTGAGGAATTCGGAATATCTGAGTTCGGTGATGTTGACGCAGAATTCGGCGATACTGACGCAGAATTTATAGGATTTACGGGAGTATAACATGGCGCTTGAGTTAGACAGCCGGTATCCGGGCCGATTCAATCCGGGCGATGCAGATTATCCGCAGGGTTCGTTCAAGAATCGCACGGCGCCTGGAGCGCTGGATGGCTCTTATCTGGAACAGGACTGGGCAAACGATAAGGAAGGATTTTTCCAGCGCTTGATGGCACAGGCAGGGCTTACTGCAAATGGCGAAGTTGATACCGCGCTGGCATCGCAGTATTACGACGCATTGCTTCAGGTTATTGCTGATAATGCGGCAGCAGACCCTCTAAACGCAGCCATCGCAACCGTCGCAGCCGCAAGCACAATTAACCTAACCACAGGCGCTCCAGATACAAGCCAGCTTGTAATCAGCGGGACAGGCGCAACAATCAACGGTTTCACCGTTGCAGCAAATCGTTTCTTTGTGGTGAAAATGACGGGCGCAAGCAACGTGCTTGTTGATAGCGCGTCTTTGGTTACTGGTCGCGGATCAAATATTACTGCGGTATCAGGCGACACATTCTTGATGCGTGCAACTGCTGCAAATACCGTAGAAATTCTGTGCTATGTATCGCGCGGTATTCGACTTGGCACAGCGCAGTCGCCACTTTCTGGAACCTCTGTTGATTTTGTCGGAATTCCGCCAGGCGCTAGCCGTATTACTGTAATGCTTTCTGGCGTAAGCACAAACGGCGGCAGCAGCATACAGGTTCAGCTTGGCAGCGGAAGCATTGAAACAACTGGCTATAACGGTGCGGCTGAAATCAACGCAGCCTCAACTGCAAACACTACCGGGCTGCAAGTAAACCGAGGGCAAGACGCCGCAAGTCTTACAACTGGCTCTGCAACCCTCAACCGAATTGACGGGAACCGCTGGATCATCAGCGGAACATTCTGGCTCGATAACGTAAACCGTGTCGGCTATGTGGCTGGCGGCAAAACCGTTGTTGCTGGCGCAATTGATCGAATCAGGGTCACTACCGTAAACGGCACCGATACTTTCGATGCTGGCACAGCTAACATCAGCTGGGAAATAGGTGGTTAATATGGCCATCAGGACTGAGATTGACCTGTTAACTGGTGAGATGCGAGAAATTGAGCAGGTCGGCTATGTAGATGCCGATGGCGGCTTGCATTATTTTGATGCTGGCACTAATCCAGGGGCTGGCTTCAAAAAATGCAGCAAAGCCGAGTTTGAAAAACTGATCCTGAAAGCAAAAGAATTTGCAGAGGTAAATGAATGAGCATCGTAACAGTGGACGTAGAGCAGTCGGCAGGGGCTACTGCAGTAATCACCGACCCCGATGGTAGCGGGTATCACATCCAATTGCCCGAAGCTACTATCGAAGTAAGCGGCGCTCAGCTCACCGCTATCGTGTCGCAGGGTGGCCAGCTGGTCGGCATTCAGTCGCAGCAAGTTAAGCCAGCGTTTTTCGGTGACAGCAACATGCTGCCGCGCCCAGGCGTTACTACCGCGCAGGCATTCCCAGCCGTTATGGCGGCTGCTTTGGGGGCTGCTGAACATGGCGTATTCGCTGTCGGCGGGGAGACTTCCGGCCAGGGCTTGGCGCGCATTCAGGCTGTTATCGACTACGCGCCAACCCACGTTTTCCTTGACTTCGGCGTCAACGACTCAGACCCGGCAAAGGCAGTCACCGCTGCGCAGTACGAGGCAAACATGCGCGAGATTATCGCCAGGCTGCAGGCTCGCGGCATTAAGGTCGTGCTTATGTCGCCAATCTTTATCGCACAAACAGGTTACGTCGAGCGTCAGCGCGACACCTACATGCCGGTATGGCGGAAGCTGACGCTCATACCGGGCTTGGTGCTTGTTGACTGCTATACCCGCATGGCTGCAATCACCATGCAGAGCGCTCGCGCCGACTTCGATGCGCTGACGGTTGACGCTCAGCATTGGGGGCCGCTGGGAAACACCTGGCGGCGCGACCGCGTAAAAGAAGCGCTTGGCATTCAGTAAGGGCGAGGCATGGCAGACGAAATGAGCAGGGAGGCGCAAATGCGCAACGGCGAGGCAGAGAACTTGAGCGACCGCAGACATTGGCATCTTGATAAGTCGGTATCTATCAGTCACATCCTGACGACTGCGGTGCTGATCCTGTCTGCGCTGAAGTTCTCGTTTGATATGGAAAAGCGCATTGCCTTGCTTGAGGCAAACACCAATGTACAGACGTCTGCCGTGACCCAGCTGCTGGACAACCAGCGGCGAACGGATGCCCGCCAGGATGCAGAGCTAAACCAGATAAAGGCCCAGGCGCGGGAGGATTACATGGATCTCGGCAAGAAAATGGAGCGCCTGATTGACTACAACCAGCGGGCCATTCGGAGTGCGAAATGACTTACAAATTAAGCCGCCTCAGCCTTGAGCGTCTGCAAAAAGTTCACCCCGATCTGGTCAAAGTCGTCATGCTGGCCATTGAGCTGACAGAAGTGGACTTTGGCGTTACAGAAGGCATGCGCACCATCGAAAAGCAGCGCGAGTATTTCGCCAAGGGCGCCAGCAAGACCATGAACAGCCGCCACCTTACCGGCCATGCTGTTGACCTGGCCGCATATATTGGCAGCGAAGTGCGCTGGGACTGGCCGCTGTACTACAAGATCGCAGACGCCATGAAGCGAGCCGCCAATTCGCTTAACGTGCCGATTATTTGGGGTGGTGACTGGAAAACTTTCAAGGATGGGCCGCATTTTGAGCTTGACCGCAAGGTGTACCCATGAAGTTAAAGCTGATCGACAACGTGCCGCGCTGCCATCGCTTGTGGTCTATGCGCTTCATCCTGCTGGCGACTGTATTTGGAGCGCTGGAGCTTTCTTTGCCGCTATGGCGCGGCATACTGCCTGATCTGCACTTCGCCGCGCTTTCTACCGTTTGCACTCTACTGGCCGGCGTTTCTCGCGTAATCAAGCAAGAGTTTGAGGTGGCCAACCATGATCCGCACCAGAATCCTTGAGCGCATCAACACCCCGCAGGAAATCGTTATCCCTGGCGGAATATCCGGCTCGGCCATTCTGCGGCTGGACTTTCAAGAATTGCCCAGCTCTGGCACCGTTACCTTTGAGCGGCGTGTCAGTTACTCGGGCGGCTGGCTGCCAATCCAGAATGGCGCTGACCTGAGCGTCACCAGCGGCCCGGTCGAGGTGAAATTTGACGGCGGCGTGAATCTTCTGCGCGTCACCTTCACCGGCCTAACTGGTGGGCTGTTCCCGGTGCTTACTGTTGTTGAGACTGAGACGGCAGTGCCGCCAAGCTGGCTTATGACTGACGGCGGCTTTGGCAACTCTGCGCGCCTGCGAGTGGACAACGGCCAGACCGGCTTCTTTGACCGGCGGATGTGGTCGATAGCCTACGAGTTCGCCAGCGCAAACCCAGTCGCGGCGACCCCGCTGGCATTCCGGCTGATCATCCCGTGCAACTTCATCGTTCACGCCCATTCGCTGACAGTTGACCAGGGTGGCGTCACGCTGCGCACCTATCGAGAGGCCCAGGGCACTCCGGGCGGCACATTCAACCCGTACACGCTGCAAACTGAAAACGGCATGGATGAGCAGGAGGCGTATCAGTTCAAGGCGCTGGCCGGGATTGGCGGCACGTTCACGCCAACACCTGGCGAGCAGCCTATTACGCCGCTTCGGGTTCGAGCGTCTGGATCAACTGCCCAGCAGTCCAGCGTTGGCGGCTCGGTCGTATCGGAGAAGGGGCGTCCGGCTGGCACTTACTACGCCGTGCTGTCGCGCATGACTGGCGTTAATGGCGACTGCACGGGCGTCTACAACCTTGTGGTTGAGGAAAGGCCAGCATGATCAGTCCGCCATCCTGGGCGATTCCTGTCGCTATTGGTGCCGCGCTGATCGGTTCGCACTGGCTCGCCTACAGTCACGGCGCTGACGTTGAGCATTCGCGCAATGCGGCGCTGCTGGCCAAGTCGCAGTCGGTCGCAGAAAAAGATGCTCGATCAACCGAGCAAGCCAGCCAAACAGTCGTCAACACAGCCGGAGAAACAGCACATGCTGAACTTGAACAAGCGCGCCTTGACGCTGCTGCTGCTGCCGCTACTGCTGGCGGGCTGCGCGACGAATCAAAGCGTCTTACCGCCAAGCTCGCCAGTTGCAATTCCAGCGTTACCGCCGAGCGCCAGGCAAGAGAAAGAGCCGCTACCGAACTCGCCAACGTACTTGCAGAAATGGAACTTGAAGGCCGAGGAATGGCGGAAGCGGCTACACGAAGCCGGGCTAGCGGATTAGCCTGTGAGGCGGCTTATGACGGGGTGAAACGTGAGCATGAAAAAGCCCGCGATTAGGCGGGCTTTTGATTTGTGCGCCATGGTCGTGCCTGCGCTGGCGGGAAGCTACATTTCGACCTCCAATCGTCTGATTTATTTTTCGATAAAATTTGGCGAATATCGCCTAAAGGAACTTGAGTATTATCTCGGCATTTCTATTCGTCAAGCTGAGAGCGTCACCCCTCCCAATACTCACAAACAAGCCGATAATTATTTTCCCGCTCACTGCCCAGCACTTTGCGCTGAACATCCATTACCGCTTGGCACTGCCGAAAATTCTCATGCGGCCCGAATGACTCTACCTGGCAGTCATCCATAGCAGCGCTGGTGCAAAACGTCAGGATCAGAAAGAACATGGCGCCGACACCCCGATTGCTGGCTGCTGGCTGACCAGCGGCATTTGCTCATCGCCGCGCTCGACATTATCCGGCGACCATCCGCCAGCAGCGTCGAACACTGAAAAGGCCTGCCCCTCAGTCAGCGACACTCCGCAAGGATTCGCAATCCAGCCAGAGCCCTTGACGTGCGTAGCGTTGCACTCCTTGATCAGCGCCCGGTAGTGATGCTCGATCACATCAGCCAGCGCTTCAGACTTGTAGCGACCAACCGGCGCAATCTCGACGCTTTTCAGATACCGCTCACCGCTCGGCGACACGCAGAAAGCACCGATGTAGATCACCCAGGCGTGCGCGTAGTCACAGACTGCATTGGCCATCACTCGGCTGTGACGGACATTCTTGAGTGACTTCCAGCTCATCAATCCCTGACGGTTGGCCGGGTCGATGTTGACGACGCAGACGCCGTGCTGGCGCAGTAGGCTGGCTGAGGCGGTGGCCATGCGTTTGTGCATGTTGTGGGGTTTGCGGGTGGTCATGGCGTCACCTTGGCGGCAATAACCTGCTGCAGTCTTGCCGAGTTGCCCTTGTCAGTTCCGTAGTCAACATGGGTCACAACAAACCTAATAATTTCTCGGTCAAGCATAGAATTTGAAAGTGAAAGCACTTGGGCGTCCGTGATATTGCGAGCAACAGCCTCAACCGGCATTGCATGGTAGT